TTTCAGTTTTATTGCATACACATAAACATTACCGCCACGACCTCGGCCAAGTGTATAAAACATTGCTTGGTCATTTTCACTCTCAACAAAAGTAATTTCAAAAAAGTTTTTCATCAGAGGGATATAAACCAAATCTCCCTCTCTTGGTCTAATTAATGTAGAATCATCTCTTGTTACAAATGAAAATCTTCTTCGTGATACCAATAAAGTTAGTTCGTCACGAATTTCAAGGCCAAATTTTGATATAAAATCACCTTCGCCATCCATACCTGTAACATTTTCAAGATACATTTCAATGGGATAAGCACGTTTAAATTCTTTTAAAGTATCTTCGCCATAAATGTAATCAATCTCATTACCTGTTCGTACACTTCTTGGCAAATAATATAAGTCCATGCCGTGAATTTGCATGGCTTCAATAACCAAATCTTCCACAAGAAGTTGTTCTTGTGTTATCTGGTCGGAAGGAAAATGATTGAAGTAAAGATTTGTAGGCACAAACTTATCCTATGAAAATCTCACTAGGCATACTTGTAGCATTATACATTTGTTCTTCCATGCTTTTAATTTCTTCTACGGCTTCATCATAGATTTGTTGGCCGTTTAAAGTCACGCCGCCAGGCATTTGTATTCCGCCAAACTTTTTCATGTTATTTCCCCATTGCATTTTAATCTTGGCGGTAGCATAGGCTTTGAGAAAACGATTGTCCCAAACATCAGTCAAACCAGCAACAGACATTGTTGCTGCAGCATTTGTGGCCGCTGGCGCACTTGTTAATGTGATATTTGTTGGCGAATTGATTTTTCTAACCTGCAACGATTCGTTACCAAAAGTCACAAAATCATTTTCAACAATTTCTTGATCAAAAATTGTATTGGTTCCAATAACTGTTGTGTTTCCTGCAACTAAAGAAGCTGTGCCAGTTAAGTCCACACTTTCTGGAGCCATACGGCGATAACATTCAACGATAACATAATCACCAACTTCTAAATCTCTTGTCCAATCAATGTCTAAAAACACTTTGTTCTGAACACGATTGAATCTAAATTGTGGCGTTCCAGAAAATAAAAGATTGAGTGTTTGAATGTGTTGCATCGTAATTTCATACGACACATAAGATACCGATGTAAAATCATAAAGATCATGTAACCTCAATTGATATCTGAGGTCAAACATGTTAATAGAAGAATTTGAGTCATCAAATCTCAAAATACCAGTCACAAAAAGTACGGCATCTGGACAATAAATCCAACGGCGGTCAATGTCCGCCTGAGTGATTTGATGCTTCATAAAAAGTTTTTCTGTGCCATCGTAGTGAAAATCATAGAAAAACGCTAACGCATCATCAATGCGATCTTCAACTTGGTCATCGTCCACATTGATATCGATGACGGGCCAACCTAACTTTCTAAGGCAATAATCTTTGAATTGTGTTCTTGTTTTTGGAGATGCCATAAGAAATCCTTGTTTATTACCTATTTATCTCACAAAAATTTCAAAACTTCTTCTGGCTTTACAAAAGCATCCTTTCTATATTCACATTGTTCCCACCACCAAAATTGATGTTTTCTTAAATAAAAACGGTCTTTAAGTACATTGATATTTTCTGGATGACCAAATATTAATGGATCAGATTGTCCAAAAATGACAACGCCTGGTTTATTGCAGTCCCAAGCTAAATGTTGGAAAAAACTATCAACAGAAATCCAAGTTCTACATTCGTTTATAAGTGTTCGCAATTCAGGTATTGATAAATTTTTTCGAAAATCTTCAACTAATTGTTTTTCACCATCAACACCAACTTGAATGATTGGTTCTTTTATTTGAGATACCAATTCTTCCCAATAAGGATAATTTTTGGGGTTTTCTTTTCCATCTCTTAGGGGTTTAGAATAAGGTGATATAACAATCATTTTACACCATACATTTTCTTAAAAGCATTTTCTAAAGAATCTTTCCAGTTCCATTGATCCATTTTTCTATAAATGCTATAACAGTCAATATCACCAAAAAGTTCCATTGCTTCAGCGATACTTCGACCCGGAACAATATCCGGATAACAAGAAAAAACTTCAGCGTTTTTTATATGTGGAAGAACATGTGAAAATATAATGTGATCACCCATTCCATTGTCTAAAACAACAATTGTTTTGTCTCTATATTTTAAATAATTTCTAAAAATATATTCATCATGTTCAAACATTTCTTTTTGAAAGTCTCTAATGCCGCCCTTTCGATTCTTCATATGCCAGGTGATTGTATCTGGCACAACAAGCAATTTATAACCTTTTTGTTTCAAACCAAAAGTAAAGAGCGTTTCTTCTCTGTGAGCAACTTGAGAAAGACCTAAATTATAATCATGTATACCGGCACGATATAAAAAAGAACAATGTAAGTGGTCAACTTCTTTAACTTGTTTGATATAGTCCCATTGAATACTTTGTTCTTCAATGTCATCAATTTTGCCAGTTGAATTAAGGCCTTTGATGAATGGTGGTGTTAAGACTGATCCACCAACTGCACCAACTTCTGGTGTAACATGCTTAAAAAGATTTTCTAAAACATTTGGTTCAGCAACTGTGTCATCATCCAATCTCCAAACCCAGTCATAACCCATCGTATTTGCCATTTGATGGTTGAAATGTTGACCTTTTTTCTGACCAAAAATGACTGACCATTCAATACCTTTTTCATTTAACATATGAAGAAGGTATTCGTAGTGTTGAATCTCTCTTATATCTTTTGGTTCTGGATTATCATCAAAAATAACAAGTCGATCTGGTTTTAATGTTTGCGTGATGACAGACTGTATTGCCATTGGCAGAGTTGTGTCATACCTGCCTCTGGTTGAAATAGAACATAATATAGTCACTTAAAAGCCTCAACAGTTAAAAATAAATGATAAGTTTCATTCATCACATACTTAGACGCCGGTCGAACTCTGACCACATCTTTAAAGCCAGCCCATCCCAAATTTGTTCTTAATTGTGTTTCCGTAAACAAGAATTTGTGTGTTTGGCCGGGAACCCATGCGTGAGCGAAAAAATGTCCGTATAGAAGAATACGCCATTGTTCAATGTCCATGCCTGTTGCTGGATTACCTTCAACAAACGACCGGCAAGTTTCTAAAAAGTCAGGCGTTTCAAGATACAACTTGCCACCTGGTTTCAACACACGGTGCCACTCTTTGAGAACTTCTTGAATTTCAAAAAAGTGAAAGTGTTCGATGATGTGAAAAGCCTTAATTTCATCCACACTATTATCATCATATGGTAATTTAGCAACATCAAAACGAACATCACACTTGGCATCTTCAGGTGCATACAAATCAATGTTAATATAATCTTCATTATAATCGTGACCGCAAGCCAAATGCAACTTTAATTGTGGCAATTGTTGATGTTTTTGCCAAAATAATGGCATCTTGGCGCCGCCACGATGCGCTTGTGAACCATCTCGCACCAAGTAACGAACTGTGATTTCAGAGTCTTTATGAAAAACATGACCTTTATTGTGTAGTCTCAACCACATGTCCCAATCTTCAATGCTATCTAGCACACTATCAAATTGTTCATTTAAAAAACAACGTGCATTACAAACTACACTTGAAATCCAAATGAAGTTGTTATGTCTGAGTTGTTTACCAATAAAAACATGTGGTACAGGAATGTTTACTGGAAAAACAATATTACCATCTTCTGTTACGAATTGTGGTGTGGAGTAAGTTACATTGCAATTTTTTGTTCTTAGGTTATCCAGTGCTCTTTGCAAATGACTTGGATACCAAAAATCATCCGAGTCTAAGAATGCTATGTAATCACAACCATCAGAAATAGCAGCAGCTATTGCTTGATTTCTAGCATGTGATTGTCCTTTGTTTTCTGTGCCACGCATAAAAACAATTGAAGAATCATTTTTTATAACATCTCGTAAACTACTTTCAAGACCGTCAGTAGAACAATCATCATAAATGAAATGTTTTACATTGCCAAGATTTTGCGATTTGACTGAACTAATTGCATGAAATATATGTTCAATGTCATTGTATACAGGAGTGATTACACCAATTTTTGGATGATTCATATTTTTTTCAACTTTCCATTCTTCATTATACTTATTCGCTAAACGAAGCGCATTCCTTAAAAAGACTTCTTTCCAATCTGGTACTAAACTCGTATCGTGAACTGTGCCTTCTCCAAAGTGGTAAATT